TTATAGGCTATGTAGGGGTGTTTAATAGTAGACCCCCAGTTACCCCATAATAATGGATTACAGAGCAACTGGAGGATCCTATAGGGATCTAGGACTTCTAATCAGTATGTCCTAAGTTTAATTGGGATTTCTACAGTTTTCTTAGGCTTAGCAGAGCTATTTAATCCTTTATAGGCTTCATCCATAGATGCAACCATTTTTGGTGGTAATCTTTTAGGTGAAGCAGACTTAATTTTAGGTTTCATTCTCTTTGGTGAAGCAGGAGGAACTTTAGGTTTCAGTTTCTTTGGTGGAGGCATTTACTTATATTCCTCCATGATTACGAATTTCCCCTTTGGAACTATTATAGGGGAATCTAGTGGATAATTGTGATACTCCCTGTTTCTTTAGACTCTTGCCTGGTGTAGCTCCAGCAGGAGGCTTAGGGTTGGGTCTCCCTAGCTCTGAGTTCATGGCTCCGTTACTCACGTTGCCACTCTCTTTAGAAATTCGTCCAGTCATTTGATTTGCTCCTTTTATAAAGCTTCTTACTAGGTTTAGTTCTGGTCCTGAACTCTATATCAGTCCTGAACTTCTTATTTATGACAGCCTGTTCTATCTGCCATTGCTTTTCCTTATACAGTTGTTCTATTGGTACGGTATTCACCAGCATCTCCTTCCCACGACAATTCTTTTTTCACCGTAGTTTTACACTCAGGGCAACATTGTCTTTTAGTTCCGTGATAGTTAGAGCAGTAATGTTCAACCATTTTATTACAAGTCTTACAGTAATACTCATAGATTGGCATAGAGAATCCTTATATTGGAGTTTTATTAAGAGGAATACAGCCCATATTATAGTTATCAGGTACTACAGTTTGTCTTTGTTTAACTTTTACCCAAAACTTTTCTATCTCCTCCTTACAGTTCTGATGAGAACTGAATGTGTCTATAATTTCCATAGATTCCACTGAAGGAAGGCTATTACTTGGGCCTCCCCATGTCAGCATCACTACTACAAGTAAAAACATATTAAATCCTCACCCACCTTTCATCTTGTTGTTCTTCTTGACTACAATGTGCCATAAACTCTAGACATCCTCGTTCAACTTCATTATTTCTTCTTTCTCTATACTCACGGTCCCTATCCGCAGCAACCTGTTCAGTCCAATAACTGGCCCCCATTGCAAGAGCATCAAGTCTATCATCGTGTTGGAGTGAACCCCTATCTCTGGTAAGTCTGGTAAGTTGATAGAAAAGTTGTCTTTGGGGATTATCTTTTGTATCGCTATAGTCTCTTTGGACTTCTGAGTAATCAAAGACCAGTCTATGGGATGATGTGAGTGGTTCGAGGACATCTAATATCCTATGCTCCTTCTGTTTAAATTGACGTTCAGTATCCTCTACAGTACACGGATATATCTCATTAAGTACTGGTTTAAACAATTGGACATACATACCATCACCAAAATTAGGCTCAATCTGTACTACATTAACCTTATAGTCACTAGCAATCTTAGCTAATGCTTTAAGTGTAGGTTTATCATAACCTCCAGGGAAACCTCCTACTTTAAGAACATGAACTGTACCATTAAGAAACTTAGTAACACAATACCCAGTCTCATCCTGTCCTCTACCAGCAGGATCTATGTGCATAGCTGATCCTGTATACTCATAGTAATCTGTAGCTACTTCAAATGGCTTATACCAGAAGTCTCCTGTGAGCCCTACAGCCATCAGAGTATCGTCTTTCTCCCCCATAGCCCACTGTACTCTACCAGGAGCTTTATCTATATCTAGGGGTATAGCTATAAGGTCTTTAAGTTTAAGAGGATACCTAAGAGCATCTTCACCTGAAGTATCCAGCATGAACTGTCTAGCAAATCCAGCTCTACCATAGGACTGTAAGCGTTCCTCTAGGTCTAATGAATCAAACCTCATAGGATCTGTAGGAGCGTTTACTTCTATATCCATAGATTGAATAAAAGGAGACAATCTGTCTTTATAGAAATCCCTTAGTCTTTGATCTGGTTTAAGAGAAGGCCAGATACGACACTCATATCCCCTCTCTTGAAGACTAGCATAAAGACTTTCTTCTACTTGTGGTGTCCCTAAGTAGACTATTCGTCCAACTTTAGGCATAACTACTGCATCAAACTCTTTAACAGTCTCTCCTAGCTTCTCACGCATGGTCTGAGTAAGAGCATTAGAGAGTACTTCTATATCATCAGCAATGATAATATGTGCTCTAGAACCTACAATCTGTCCTGTAATACCTACAGACTTAACTGTAGGTGCATGAGAAGCCCTACTAGGAGCTACATCAAAAGCAACATTACTGTTACGTTGGTCTTCTCTAGCTCTAAGATGTTGTAGTATAGGCATTTCATGTATGATTCTCTTAGTAAACGTAGAGAAGTCATCTGCCCTTTGTTTAGATGCAGAGATAACCAGAAACTTTAACTGAGGATCACAGAGAAGCTTCCATACAACAAAAGCTGAAGTAATCCAAGACTTCCCTACACCTCTAAAGGCTTGAATGATGAGTCGCTTAGGACCATACTGTAGATACTCAGCAATGTCATACTGAATAGGAGTAGGATCAGGCAGGGCAAGATGCTTCCATGCAAGATAAAGAAAGTTGCGGAAGTCACTCTTAATTAGCCCTAATTGATCTGTCGGCTTTAGTTGACTCTGCTGTTTCAAATGGAAGTTCCTCTGTTAGTCCTTTTATATCTTCATTATTAGTACCCATACACTCAATATTATTATCTCTTAGAAACTGTCTTGCTACATTGAGATGTGCAGGGGTAGCCTCACCAGAAGCCAATATGTCAGATAAATGTCTAGCTAGGAGCCCGTGTAGCTCTCCCATACCTTTTACTGTTTCATTACTCATTTCTTCTCCTTAAGCTTCTTCTTCTGAATACTAAGCTTATTAATCTGCTGTTGTAACAAGCGTTTCTTTGTCTGTAATTCAGCTTGTTTCTTATTAATAGCTTTTGTACCAGCTCCAATCTTTTTATGTCTCTTACCTGTTTCAGGGTTCTTTACTGTTTTAGAAGCTTTAGAACCTCTAGTAGTTTTCATAGAACTACTTCCACCACTACCAGCCCTGATAGCTAAAGGAAAATCCCCAGGTGATCTATTATTTGGATTACGTTTAACAGTCATAGGTTAACCCCAAATCTTATAGGCTGATCTAGCAGCTGCATATAGTCCAGAACCTATAGCTACTACAGGTTCAACTGGGAGTCCAAATACAGGAGCTGATACACTAAATAACATCATCCAGAATTCACTTGTTTGCCAACCAGGTTTATTATTGTTCTTCATAGTATTTTATATCTCTCTATTATAATAGTTAAATAACTGGTGCATTACATACATAAGCACCAAAAGTAATACCAATCATCAATACTACTAACATTTTAATTACCATCATACCCATCACTAAGTCTCCTTATATCCGTTACTAAAGTACAAGGAATATATCCTATACCCCTGTAAGTCTTATTATCATTTTCTTTGTTATAGGCTACTACTACATAGTCATCCTTAATACCTATAAAAAAACCTATAGTATCATATAGAACTTCTTTGAGTTCCAAATCTTTAATAGTAAACTCATCTCCGTTATCTACCGCATCACGCCAAGTCACTATACAAGGAGTATCTACTTTATACTTCCTTATTAACTGAATTAACTGTGAGTTATTCATCTTTATGGTTTCTCTCTGTCCCTCTGTGTTCAAGAAGATGTGTAAGGATTAACTGATTAGCTGTCTTGAGTGGCTCTAAGCTATCCTCTAGGTTTTCCCTGGTCAAAAGAGTTCGCTCTGCTTCATCTACTCTTTCCTCTAGGGCATCCAGCCTTCCAAAAAGTCGATTCACAATCCACGCTCCTATTGATGCAACTACCCCCAACAACCAGAAAACTACCTCATTTAATTTGTCGATCACTTAGTTGCTCTCCGTTTATTTTAGTTAATCTCCACCCAACTGGTAGCATCTTCATCCCAATCATATCTCTTGCCATCATCTGGCATTGGAGTAGGTGCGTCCCATTGACAAGTATCTTCATCCAGCAACCAAGATGGAAAGGGTTGTGGAGGTATAAAAGCATCTCAAGTT